CGGCTTCGGCTTCTCCGCCGCGCCGACCGCCGCGACCCCCCGCATCATCGCGAGCAGCGCAGGCGCGAAAAGCGACACCGCCACGTCGAGCCCGGCGTCCGGTATCCCCTCGCCGCCGTCGACCATGATCAGCTCCCGGACCTCGTCGCGCTGCGACTGGACCTCGTCGAGATCGGCCTCTGCATCGCCGCCGGACTTGTTGACCGAGTCCATCAACCGGGCAACCTTGACCCGCTCGACGTACGTCAGCTCGCCCGGCGAGCGGATCAGCCACTCGCGATCCCCGAGGCGGAGCGTGTCCCGCTCCAGTCCCAGGACCTCCGCCAGGTCGACCACGCGCGCCGTCATGCCGCCCACGTCCTGACGATGCCGTACTTCGACACTTCCGGCTCCGCGTCCAGCGAGATCGGCTCGACCTTGAACGGGATCTCGCTCGGCGCGTCAAGGCTCGGCATGTCCTCGTACGCACTGGTGATGATGCCGTCCCAGATGAGCGCGAAACGGTTCTTCGTCACGTCCTTCGCGACCGACTCCGGCGACCGGCCGTAGAGCAGCCAGGAGTTGCGCTGGAGCTCGAAGGGATGCCCCAATCCGATCTCCTTGTACTTCGTCGCCCCGGCGCCCGACGTCGTCACGTTCTGATGCAACGCCAGCGCCAACACCTCGTGCGACACGTCGACGAGCGAGAACTCGATCATCGCCTCGTCGCTGACGATCCAGCGGTCCTGAACCTTGAGGGTGTTGGCCCCGCGGTAGGTCTGGAACTCCGGCGTGACGGAGAGCTTCACGCCCTCGCGCTTGACCGAGTTGTTCCCCCGCGCGCCGACCAGCGCCCAGCCCGCCGCGATGATCTGGTTCGCCGTCTGGTTCACCGCCGGGATCGCCGGCTTCACCCCCGCGAACGGACGACGGAAGACGGTGAAAGGTTCCGCGATGACCTCTTGCAGTGTCGTCATGCTCTCTTCGCTCCTGCCCGCCGGCGCACCCCGGCGATCCACGTCTGCATGTGCTTCCGGTATACCTCGACCATCCGCGCCCGGACCACGTCGCCCATGTCGACCCAGGCCCGCGCCACCGACTGCCCCTTGAGCCGCCGCCACCGGGACCGGATGAGCGCGTAGTACCGGCCGCCCCGCTCGAATCCCGGCGAATAGGTCCGCTTCGCGATGGCGCCGCGCTTCACCGTGATCGTCTTGTCCGACTTGCGGAGCCGCGCGCCCAGGTGCTCGACCGGGATCGGATTCCGCGTCGCCGTCAGGCCCGTGTGCGTCGCCTTGAACCGCGCCTTGAGTTGCTTCGACGGGATGCGGCTCTCGGCGCGGAGCTTCTTCGCCGCCAGCGTGCGGCCCGCTCGTGCCCCGCGAAAGATGCCCCGCTTCTGCTGCGCGGCTACCTTCTCGTACTCGCGGCCAGCCGCCTGCATCTTCTTTGTCCCGTTGCCGAGCCGCTGCGCCGTGATCATCGCGTCTCCGTCAAAGCGAACATGTCCGGCTGTATCTTCGCCAGCCGCCCCTCCGCGGTAAGGAAATGCGCCGGGTCGACCTCTATTCCGACAAACTCACGACCGAGAGAAAGCGCCGCCTCGCCAGTGGAGCCAGACCCCATGAACGGATCGAGAATCCGCCGGGCGGGAATCGCCGAGACGATCTGCCTGAGCAACGATACCGGCTTCTCGGTCGGATGCAGGCGCTTTCCAGGAGCCACATTACCGGCGTCGAGAACGCTACCGACGCCCCGGTTCAGCATCGGCGCAGGCATCCCGAGCGAAGCGAACACGATGTTCTCGTGCTGGTTTCTCCAGCACGACCCCATCCCGTAGTGCGGTTTGCGCCAGACAAGACAGTGATTCACCCGGTAGCCGCACGATTCCAGGATAGCGTAGACGTTCGGCGTCTGGCGCCAGTCGCAGAACACGTACAGGTGTGCCCCCGCCGATAGATGTGACCGCGCCTCAGCGAACAGGGCGCGCATGAACCAGCCGAAGCCCCACGCGGTCATGGTGTCGTGGCTGAACCAATCCGCATCGTCCATCTCTCGGAGCATCGCACCGCGCACTTGCTTGTCCGCGTCGCGGCGCGCCCCGCTGGAATACGGCGGGTCGGTGATGATGGCGTCAACCTCACCAACGTCGGCCATACGGACAAGCGCATCGCCCTGCAGCAGCTTCATGTCGCCGCGTACCTCACGCGCCACGTCACGTCGAGCCCCAGCGCCACGCCGCCCACCGGCTGCTCGCTCGGCTCGACGCTCATCCGGTCGAGCGCCTTGACCATGCCGGCGAGGTCGTCAGTCGGCTCGACCTGCGCCTCGACCGCCGCAACCACGTCGGCGAGCACGTCCTCGAGCGCCTGCCACGCGGCGAGCTGATCCTTCGTCTCGTCCGCCGCACGGGCCCGGCCGACCTGGACGACAACCTCCCACTCGCGATAGATGCCCGGCGGATACGAGGTGTCGTCCCACGGCGTATCTTCGCCCGGCAGGACCGCGAGCACGACCTCGCCCGGCTTCGGCTTGACCGCCACATCCGCCGCGACCGCGAGCCGAGCATCCGGCAGCGCCGCCGCGATGCGCCGGTGCAGCTCGCCGATGATTCGCCCGCGGATCGTCATCGTCCGGCCTCTACCACCCTGACCGAGTACCGCGCCGACCGGAGCTCGCCGATACCCTGCACGACGAAACGGGTCGCCGTAGCGACCCGCTCGACCTCTACATTCTCGCCCGACTGGAGCGCGGCGACCGCGGCCGTGTCGCTGTTGCGGAACTCGATCGTATCGCCCTCGACCCTGAGCTCGACATCCGTCGCACCGGCCGTCTCGCTCCCGGCGTCGAACCACCGGCCCCGAGCCCGCACAGGCAGAGAGCCGTCCACCGGGTAGATCACGAAATCCTCGCCGAGCCCCCGATAGAGCGACCGATTCAGCCGCTGGCGGAGATCCGACCGCACGGCCCGCTACTCGCTGGCCGGCGGCTCGTAGCCGACACCCGACGCCGGCGCGTCAGGCCGCGGCCAGATCATGTCGTAGACGTGCCGCGGCTCGACGTTCTCGAGTACCGCCTCCTGCCCGCCCGTCAGGACGACCCGGAGCGACTGCCCCTCGGGATTGCCGTGGACCGCGACGACCTGGTCGACGGCGACCTCCATGCAGACGCGGCTGCTCTTGTCCGTGATTCTCGCCCGCCCCTCGTGAATCCTCATGCTGTGCCCCTCAGAGACGGAACGCGATCACCCGCGCGCCGGCCGCGTCGACGTCGACCCGCAGCGTGTCGCCGTAGACCTCGACCGGCAGCGGGCCAATCACCTTCGACCTGCGGTTCGCGGGCAACGAGTACGTCCGGTCGTCCACCGCCAGCCCGTCGAGCGTCGCCGGCGTCTGGATGGTCAGGTTGACCGCCGCGGCCCCGCCGATGAACTGGAGGTACGTGCGGCCGTTGTTCGGGATCGACCAGTGGTCGGCCGCGACCAGCGCGGCCGAAGGCGCCTCGGCGTCGAGCGCCCCCGCCGGAGGCCGTGTCACGTCTTCCGGGACGATTGCGATCTCTGCCATCGGTCAGCCCTAGATGCCCGCGAGACCCATCGTCACGAAGTCGATGTCGCCGCCCGCGGCGACGTCGGCGTTGTTCAGGCCGTACCCGATGAAACGGGCCGTCGCCGCGGCGGACGAGATCCGCCCCGCGTTCGCGCCGTCGATCCGCGCGTAGACCTTCCGCCCTCGGCCCTGCGCGACCGTGATCGCCGCGTGCGCCTGTCCGGTGAAGTGGCCCTCGGCGCCCGGAATGTGAACCGCCACCGCCTCGCCGGCGACGGCGTCGTGCTGCGGAATCACGAGCAGGTCGCCGTACTGCGTCGGCTCGTACGCCTCGACAGCGGCGAGCGCCGTGACCGTGAACAGCGGATACCCGCCTTGCTTGAATCTCAGTGCCATGTCCTGTCCCTCTCTGGGACGGGACGGCGGCCGACCGCCGCCGCCCCGCTTCCGGACACCCGACCCGCGAAGCGCTTCCGGGTCGGGAGCCCCCAGCTCTCAACCCCGGCGACGGCCCCGGCTGGGCGCGGGACCGCCGCCGAGGAGACCTACGCGCGGCCGGTCGACATCATCATGCCGCGGGCCGAGAGCGCCTTGACCTCGAAGTCGAGCGCGCCGAAGTAGCACGTGCCCGACATGTCCCACTTCTCCATCTGCTGGAGATACGGCTCGTCGCGCCCCCGCAGGAACGCCGCCGCGATGGCCCGCCGCGTCGACGAGAGCAGGTACCAGCGGTCGAGCGGGTTGGCGCCGCCGGAAAACCGCGGCGAGTCGAGCAGGGTGCGTATCTTCCCGCCGACCCCGCGGTTGCGCGGACCGCCGCGGCCCCGGCCCTGCGCGTCCGAGATCTGCCGGTCGTCGTAGAGGATCGTCTCGAAGAGACCGCGCCGCTCCGTCTCGCAGATGATGGTGTCGCCCATGATGCCGGCGAAGTCGTGGTCCTCGACCGCCTTCTGCTTCTTCAGTCGCGCCCACGCCTCGAAGATCGAGTCGTCGGTGACCGCCCCGGTCAGCAGGTTCCCGAGCCCGTCGGCAGTGAACAGGTGATTCGCGCCGCCCGCCGGCGCGCGGCCCAGGCCGCCGTTCGCGTTGAGCACGTCGTCCCACAGCCGGTTCTCGACCGTGCGGTTCGCTGCCGCGCCCATGTGCATCGTCGTCTCCATCACGCGCCCGAGATCGTCGTTGACGATGGTCTCGTAGCTGATGCGGACGTAGTACCCCTTCCGCATGATGGCGATCGAGCTCTGCTCTCCGTCCCCGAGCTGGACCGTCTCGTAGTCGCCGCTCTCCGGCTTCGGCCCCTTGAAGTCCGGGAGCCCGCCGATGAACGTGTGGAAGTGCGGCCGGAAGTCCGACGCCGAGACGATCCGCGCGATGTCGCGCCAGATCAGATCCTCGCCGGAGTCGCCGGCGAACCAGGCGTGCAGGACCCGGTGCATGGCGTCCCGCAGGACGTTCGGGAACTGGTCGCGTCCCTGCGCGCCCGGCAGCCCGCCGCCGCCGCCGGACTCGAGCTGCACGCGGCCGCCCTCGCCGGCGATGGTCCAGGGGCGGAACGACCGCGCGAGCCGCACGCGGTCCCAGTCGTCCGCCTGGAGCTGCCCGCCGGCGGAGAAGCCGTCCGAGTGCATCGCCTGGCGGAACATCATCTCGGCGACGTCGTGCTCGGTCGCCTGCGGCGGCACGTGGTGACCGGCCCTGGAGAAGTGGCAGCGGATCAACTCGCTCGCCCGCATGTTGCGGAACTCGCCGCCGTCGATCCGGTGCGACGTGTCGCCGAGGGCCTCCCGCTCGTGCGCCTGCACCCGCGCGACCGAGTCCGACCCGGTGAGCTGGATCAGTGCGTCGGAGACCCCGCGGGACACCCGCCCGATGTCCGTCTGCTGATCCATCTGCTCGACCCGCCCGAGGCGCCCGCCGGACTGCTCGTCCTGCCGGTCGTGCTCGTTCGCGCGGACGTTCCAGAGCTCGCGGATGACCTCGTCACCCGTCTGCCCGCCGGTGATGAACCCGTCGAGCCTGGACCGGTCGACGCCACGCGCGAGGCAGATGCGCGTCACGTCCGCGATCCGCTCCCGCTCAGCCGTCGCCGCGGCCGTCCGCTCGGCCTCGAGATCGACCCGGCCGGTCTCGCCGTTGGTGTCCGTTGGCGCCGCCGGCTGGCCGTTGTCGCCCCCGGCGCCATCGCCGTCGAGCGTCACGCGGCCCGCGACGGCCGCCTGCTCGACCCGATCCGGCGTCGCCTGACCGGCCTCGGCCCGCGCGAGCGCCACGTCCCAGGCGTCCGAATCGGCGCCCGCCGTCTGGTCGAGCCGGACGTGGTTCGCGGCCTTGTGCTTCTCGAGGATCGCCCGCTGGCGCTTGCTACGCCCCGATCGCTTTCCACTTGCCATCGATTTCTTCCTCCTCCAGACGAGCATCCCGAGACGCACCCACCGCGACGAGACTCACCTCGTCGGCCTCCCACATGATAGATCGGATGAGCATCCCCTCATCCTCGACGTCGATGTACTCGTTCTTCAGCGGCCGGAACCCGATGCTCAGATTCGCCGCGCCGTTGTCGAGCGCGTTGTGGACCTCCTCCGGCGCCGTGCCGAAGATCTCGACCTCGCCCTCGACGCCGCGCTTCGCGACCTTCGCCGACACGATGCGACCGACCTGCATCAGATAGTCGCCCTCGTGGTTGAGCAGCACCGGATGCGTGCCGGCGTTCAGTCGCCGCAGGTCGGCCCCGCCGTCCATCGCGAGCGCCCGCCGCAGGCCCGGCACGATCGGAATCGTCCCGGCCCCGACGAACAGCCCGCGGAACCGGCGATTCTCACGCATCGTCGGATTCTTCTCGTCCTTCTCGTCCTTCTCGCCCATCGTCGTCTCCCCCGCCATCCCCATCCGGCGGTTCCGCCGGCGGCTCGTGCTGCGCCTGCCCCTGCGCCGTCACCCGCCGCGCATCGATGTCGAGCGTCAACCCGAGCCGGTCGAACAGCGCCAGGTCGTCGGCGATCCGCTGCGCCAGCGCCTCCGGCACATGCCCGCGGCGCCGAACCTCATCGCTCCACGTCGTGAGCCCGGCCCGAATGTGCTGCGCCGACGCGCGCCCCTCCTTGTCCGGCTCGACCTCCTGCGGCGGCGGCTCCGGCCACTCGACGTCGACCGGCCAGTCCAGCCCGCGCACCATCGCCGCTTCCCTCGCCCACTCCCAGATGCGCCGCATCGCCGGCCGCAAGAGCCGCGCCCGCCAGCCGCGCACCCGGAGATCCCGCTCCCCCCGCGACATGCGCGCGGCCGAAAACGGCATTCCGCGATAGTCGCCGGTCAGCAGCTCGACGCCCGTCCCGAGCGCCGCCGAGATACCCGACAGCGAGGCATCGTTGTAATCCTTCACGCTATCGCCGCGCGGCAGATCGGGAATGTGGACCTCTGAGCCCGGCGTCAACGGCAGCTCGTACGGCGCCCGGAGCTGCTGGTCGGGGTCGTCGTCAGGCCCGCCGAACATCCGCCGGTTCTGGACATCATCGAGGCGGGTCGTGAACGCCGCGATCGACGCCGCGACGTCGGCCTTCTTCAGCGCGGATTCGTTGAAATTGCCCATGTCGGCCAGCGGAATGATCGCCGGCGCGAACCACGGGACGCCGCGCTGCATCTCCGGCTCGATCGGGTCGTAGACGTGAATCACGTCCGCAGCGTCGACCCGCATCACGTCCTCGCTCCAGCCGTCAGGTGACTGGACGCGGAAGTGGTACCCGACGCGCTGGCCGCGTCGGCCGAACTCGATCCCGTACGACACCCGCGCCCCCGCCGCCAGCGGGCGCCGCGTCGGGCCGTGCGCGAGCGCGTCGCCGTCGAGCACGACGAGCTGCATCGGCAGCGGCCACGGCGAGTCCGCCCGCCGGGCCCGACGCACGATGAACCCCTCGCCCGTCGTGACGACCGCCCGCAGGAGATGCCACTGGAGCCCATACAGGCTAAGCCGGCCGTCCGCGTGGCACTGCCGCGCGTCCATCGCCCACGACTGCCACACCGGCTCGTCGATGCCCGGCAGGATGCCCGTGGCGCCGGTGATCAGGCTCGGCAGGTCGCGCGCTGCCGCCGCCGCGTACATGTTGTTGCGCGCAAGCCACTTCGACCGGGCCCGGATGATGTTGAGATCGACCAGCAGGGCGTACGGCCAGACCCTCGAATACGGTAACTCAGCCGGCACCCGCGCCGACGAGCGCGCGGCACCGGAGTAGATCCGGTGGTTGCCGGACCCGCCCTTGCCGCCTGGATCGCCGCCGAACAGCCAGCCCCAGAACCCCACGGATCAGTACTCGTATCCGCGCCCGATCGGTCCGCCGACCGGGCCGCCGCGGCCGGCCGCGTTCCGCCGTACCCGCGCCTGGTCGCGCTCCAGGAGCCCCGGCGTGCTCATCCCCTGCCCGCCGTCACGGAGGTCCCGCTCCAGCGGCAGCTCGTCGAGCAGCTTGCTCTCCAGGTCGGCGCGCAGCCGCTTCGTCGCCTCCGTCTCAGTATCGGACATGCCCTACACGATACCCCACTCTCATGCCGACTTCACCGCCCGCGGCCGCTGCCGCATGTACGCGTGCATCGCGTAGAGCGTCAGGTCTAGCAGGTGATTGTGCTTCTGCACCTGCTTCCACGCGAGCCGAACCCGGCCACGCTTGTCACGCTCCTCGACCTCATGCTCGGAGACGAGCTCCGCGACGTCGGCCCGGTCCATCCACGCGCCCATCTGGATCGACTGCGGGTCGTCGGTCCGCCCCTGCCGCGCCAGCCGGCGCATGAGCATCCGTTTCCCCGCGAATGTGCCGATCGTCCACAGCGGGTTGTTCCGCGTCACGTCACGGGTCGCCCGCATCGTCCGCCGCCGATCGACCGTGCCCGTCACCGCCTCGCGGAGCTGCGGCGGTGCGACGAACGGCCCGGTGTCACGCCCCTTGATCTGGGCGATGCCTGCGCCTGCGCCGCCCCACGCCGACACGATGTCGTCAGTCACGTCGGGCAGGTACCCCGAGTCGATGTTCAGCGCCCACGGCAACCGAGCTTCGAACCACCGGAACGCCTCCTCCCAGCAGACATCGTCGATGTACGTCGGGTCGCCGTCGAACGACGCACGCTCGAGCATCCAGCCGCCGCCCGACCGCGTCCACCCCATCAGCAGGACATGGAGCTCCCGCGCCTGCACGTCGACGGCACCAGTGCGAACGAGCCCGGTCGGCACCCACGGCGACCCGCCCTGCTCGGCCTCGGCCGTCGCGAGTTTCGCCACCTTGACCCGCCGCTCCAGATGCGCGCGCAGGTCCATGATCGCCGGGTAGTCCTCGGCGTCGTTCTTGCTCGGGACGCCCAGGACCCCCTGACGCCACTCTTTCAGCGCGTCAGGATTCCCCGCCCGGCTCTCCCGGTCGGCTTTCACTCGCTCGTCCCATGCCTCCTCAAGTCCCTCGCCGAACGGCGACATCGCCCGCCAGGCGTAGAACGACCGCGCCCCCCGCTCCGTCGGCTCCGCCGTCGCCTGCCACCGGCCGGCCAACGCCGCCTCGTGCCGCTCGTGTCGCGTCCACCCGACGTCGCACCCGCCGCACGTCATCCGCGCGTCGCCACCCTTGCCGTGCAGCCGGACGTAGTGAGCGACCCCCGGCTCGTGCCCCGGTTGCAGCTCGACATCGCCCCAGGTCATCGCCGCATCGTGCCCGCAGCGCGGACACCGGACGACCCAAACGCACCGGTCGCCCTTCTGCCACTCCTTCCAAATCGCCCCGAACACCGTCGTCGGCGTCGACGCCGACAGCTCTCGGGACGACGACGAGTACGTGTGCTGGCGCCGGCGGGCGAGCTGCATCGGTGGCCCCTCCGGCGCATCCGCCGTCCCGACGACCAGAGGCCACTTGTCGATCTCGTCGAACAGCATCCGCTCGGCCTGCTGGCTCGCCAGCCCGGCCGACGTGTTCGCCCCCGCGATGGTCAGCGACCCGCCCGGCCACGTCTTCAGATCGACCAGGTTCACGCCGCGCTTCGACCGCCGGTTGTTCACGACCGCGTCGAGCTTCGGGTTCGCCTGCACCATCGGGTCGAACCGCATCTTGCTGAACTTGAAGGCGAGCGGCCGCGTGTTCGGCTGGACGACCATCAGCTCGCGCGGCTGCTCGATGATGCCGTGCGCGACGATGACCAGCATGAGCACCGTCTTGCCGGCCTGCGCACTGGCGAGGAACGCCACGTGGCGGGTGCCGGGCGCCTCGAACGCGTCCAGGATGCCGCGCTGGTAGGGAGCGAGCGCCATCGGCTGCCCGCGGCGGGCGCCGTCGAACGTCAGCTCCTGCTCAGCGAACACCGCCAGCGGGCGCGGGCGGCGCCACGGGCGCATCGGCGGGAAGAGCGCCCGGAGATCGCTACTCGGAATCGTCGTACATCGCACGGTTCAGCTCGCCGATCCACTGGGCGATCAGATCCCCCGCCTCGCGCTCGATCGCCTCGGCGAGCACCGGGTCGCCGGCAGCCTCGACCGCCGGCAGCCGGCGAAGCCGCTCCGGTATCGAGGTCATGTGCGACTGGATGATGTCGGTCATGCTCGACCACGCCTCAGCCACCGCCGACCGCTCGATCATCTGGCCGCGGCGCAACGCGAGATCGAACTCGGCCGCCTCCGCCTTCGCGGCCCGGATACGGATCTCGTGCGGCGGGCGGCGCTTCCGCTTGACCGGCTCGGCCGGAACATCAGATTCTGATTTCTTCGCGTTTACTGACCCCATTTGATTTCTTCACGTTTACTGACCCAAGAATCCTACCCCACCCCTAATCTTTTTCGCATTTTACGTCCGATTTCGCTTGACGCGTTGCCGGTAAAATGGGATAAATACTTACATGATGAACGAGACGAGAGCGACGGCGACGGAGCGGGCGGAGTGGAACCTGGTGGTCGCCACCCAGATCGAGCGCGACCACGCGGCAGCCATCGAGGAGGACAGGATCAGGACCGCGGAGAGAGGATGCGCCCTCGGGCACTTCGGATGGGCCGCCAACCTTCCTGCCCTGTCCGGTGCGGCAGTCTGCACCAGAAGGAGTCAGCAATGGCGAAGAAATCAAAACGGCCGATCAACCTGGACGGATGGAAGGCGCGCCACGCGCAGCGCTGCATGGAGAAACGACTCGGCAACGACCTGCCCGCGTTCCTCCGTATGAGCCGGGAGCGCGAGCGCGAGCTCGTCGAGTCCGGCCCGGCCGCCACCGAGCAGGACGACCGCGCCGCACGCCTGCGCGGTCAGCGCGAGCCGCGGCAGCGCGGCGACGTTGTCCCCGGAGGCGTGCTGGACCTCGCCCGCCGCACCC